TTTTGTTTACTACTCCTTCCTCAAACAGAGTTTCAAATTTTGGGAGGAGGTCGCTTCTTCCGTAAAAAAAAGTGGGTTTATTTTTTTGGTTTTTGGTTTTCTTTTTCGTTTTTTTTTGTCTTTGTCTTAGTATTTAAGGATCTTCACACATGCGAAGGGGCAAGCACGATCAGCTTCCTTGAGACGAACGATCATCGTCACCTCCTCACCAACCTTTGGAAGATGAGAAGTGAACTTGAGATCGATGTAGATTGCTCCTTTATCACACCGAGCTGTATGATAGTTCATTCCATTATGAGTCACTACAGCCTTAACGACCATCTTATTCTCAGCATCAAGGACGTCGAAAGTCTTGTCTGGACCAAGTCTCACAGAGGGAGCCCGATGTTCAGGAAGGATGACAGAACCACAGAAGAGGGGAATTTTCTGTGAACGAGCTTCAGCCAAATCTTCCCACGGAGGATAAGTATCTACGAATCCGTGATGCCAATCCCCATCAAGGAACAACCTCGCAGAACCATCTTCAAGACTTTCTTGCCACTTTCCGATCCCCCAGTGAACATCTTGACGCGGGACGAGATATTCTCCACCGATCTGAGGGGACTTCGCCTGTGATTCAAGGAGTCGTTCCTTCTCCTGGACTTCCGCCACCCACCTGTCCCATTCTTCGATCATCACTTCAGAGTCAAGGTAAGGGATACTTTCTTTGAACTCTGGGTCAGTTACGATACCATACCATCCTTCACAACCATTGGCTTCCCTATTGATCTTATAGTCTTTTAGGAGCTTGCTCTCTTCAGGTGTGAGGGGAATATTGGCATTGGAAAAATTCCCGGGGATCTGATGATGATCGTTGATGACAAGCCCGTAGTCTCCTGGATTCTTCTTCTGGTCTTCTTCGAAGAACACTTTGAGGTTGTGGAACTCTCCGGCGGTCAGGGGGCGGGGACCGAAGTATGACGCATACGAACACATTCTGTTTCTTTTCTCTATTATCTTTTCTGTTACTATCTTTTTTCAAACCGAGTTTCAAATTTTAGGAAAGACGTCGTTCTCAGAGATGGGTGTTCCCAAAATTTGAAAGTTCGTTTGAAGAAGACCTAGTAATTAAAAAACCACAGAAGAACAACGTCTGGTCTCCATCAGACTGCTCTTCTCAAAATTTGAAACTCTGTTTGAGAAAGACATCCAACAAACAATCCTTGAACCGTTCTCCCTCTGAACGATGTCTGCGATGTCTATTGCTCAGAAGACCCTCACTTCCGGCTCCCCGGCCAACGACCTCCGCCTCCTCTTCGAGGTCTTGAAGAGGAAGTGGCCGGAGCTCCCAGAGGTGGAGGAGATGCTTCAGGACCCCGAACTCACATGTCATTTCATTAAGCCCAAGAGTAAGAAGGCGACTCCGCCTCCTGAAGAGAGGAGGGGTGTCATCAATGAACACAAGTGTGATGCCCGTGTCTGGAAGGAGAAGCCCCGTTCCGGAGGACTGGGATACGACAACATCCAGTGTTCTTCGAAGAAGGTCGACGGCTGCAATGGCCTCTGTAAGAAACACTTTAAGCTCTTCAACGAAGGAAAGCTGTGGCTCGGGAAGGTGACTGAGGAACGGCCGAAGAATCCTGTCCATCCGACAGCCGGAGCCAAGATGTGGTCAACGGATGAAGATGGGAATGAAGTCGAGAAGGAGAGGAAGAGGAAGACTTCGCCAAAGAAGTCGTCCCCGAAGAAGAAGAAGGAGAAGAAGGAGAAGAAGGAGAAGAAGAGTTTCAGTGAGGAGGAGCTCCTGAAAATGCTTGCCGATGTTCGAGCTAAGGAGCAAGAAGCTGAGGAGGATGAGCCAGTGAAGGAGAAGGAGCCAGTGAAGGAGGAGGAGCCAGTGAAGGAGGACCCCGAGCCCGAGCCCGAGCCAGAGCCCGAGCCCGAGCCCGAGGCTCCGGTGAAGTCGGAAGATGAAGATGAGGACGAGGTTAAGATCGTTGAAATTGACGGCGTCGAGTATCAACACAACACGGAAGACGGGAGGATGATCCGAACGGATGACTTCACAGAAGTTGGGACGTGGAACGACGACACAGGAGAGATCGACTTTGATGAAGATGAAGACGAGTAAAGTGTATGTGAACCCTAATAAAAAAAAGAGTATAAGACTAAATACAATAAACCATATCACACGCCGCCTGCTTTTTTTTATGAGATCCTTTTTTTAAAATTTGAAAGATTATTTTACAAGAAAAGTAAAGTTAAAAAGAATACCGAAGAACTACTGAGAATACAATTTCTTCTGACAGCGTCGTCAAGTCTACTATACGTATGGACTTGTCAACGATTAAGAATGAGCTCTACACATTTGCCAGCCCCGAAGAGAGAGAGGGTATAAAGAAGGCTTCCGAAATTCCAGAGCTGGGCGAAGAAATACTTCGCAACCTTCATGAGAAACGGAAAAGTCAATATCCAAAGAAGAAGGAAAGACGCCTTATTGAACAACAAGAGAAGAAGTGGAAAGATGAAAAAAGGCGTGCTGCCTGGCATTCGGGTGGGATGAGTGGGTGGGAGAATTACAGGGAACTACAGGAAATCCTTGGATACGAGATGATTGATGATTGTGCAAACGGTGCTCACAACAAAACATTCCGGTTCTGTAGAGATGTTCTCCCGATTATCCATAAGGCACTGGTACAATACCGTGAATCTGTGATAAAAGGAGTTAAGTTGGAATATATCACATTTCCTGAAGATGGGGAGGAGGTTAAGATCGTTGAAATTGACGGCGTCGAGTATCAACACAACACGGTAGACGGGAGGATGATCCGAACGGATGACTACTCAGAAGTTGGGACGTGGAACGATGACACAGGAGAGATTGACTTTGATGAAGAGGAAGAGGAAGATGTAGATGAAGAAGAGGTTAAGGTCGTTGAAATTGACGGTATCGAGTATCAACACAACACGGTAGACGGGAGGATGATCCGAACGGATGACTACTCAGAAGTTGGGACGTGGAACGATGACACAGGAGAGATTGACTTTGATGAAGAGGAAGAGGAAGATGTAGATGAAGAAGAGGTTAAGGTCGTTGAAATTGACGGCGTCGAGTATCGGCACCACGCGCAACATGTCGGAAGGATGGTCCGACTGGATCCTCATGGAATTCACAAAGAAGTTGGGACGTGGAACGACGACACAGGAGAGATCGACTTTGATGAAGATGAAGACGAGTAAAGTGTATGTGAACCCTAATAAAAAAAATAATTGTATGTTTAGTATTTCCCATTTATCACTTTCTTTAGAGTAGCCGAACTGATCACAATTGAATGATCTAGTTCAATTTTTTTTAAGATATCCTTCTGTGATAAATGTTTATGTTCTCCATAGAAATGTTCAATTATTTGAACCTGTTCATCATTTAATTTTTTTTTTCGGGATGATACTTTTTTTTCTGAAGGATACCACTTTAAAACTTTCCCACGAGTAGTCTCTTTCCATCCTTCAACGATAATTTCCTTATTGGTAACCTTTAAATGACAAACCTTACACAGTGGAACGAGGTTATGTTTAATATTCTTATGATGATGGTCTATCATATTATTTTGATCCGCATATTGTTGGTCTTCAATATGATGTGTTTCTAAATTATCTTTCTTATGACATATCTTACACTCATCCATGTAAACGTTTGGATTATATTGTGATAACTTTGTATTATAAATAGGATTTTTTTCTAATTTATTTTGAATCGTTTTTGCAAATGAAATAAATTCTTTTGACATCCCCATAGCTTCACATACTTTCAATCCATAGATCGATGGACCTGAACCCTTTGCTAACTTACGATCATAAATTAAAACATCATTTTCTTTATCATAATCGATTTTTAAATGATAGATTTCCAGATTTTGTAAAGCTTTAACCTCCTCTAACTCAGTTAATTGATGAAGGTGTGATGTAAAAATGAAAGATGACTTCCTTTTACATAGCATTGTAAGGCCAGAAGCAATGATAGACAATCCCGAAATACTTTCAGTCCCCGAACACAACTCGTCCCCCAATACAAGAGATGCTTTATCTGCCCGATTAAGGATACTTTTTAGCTCTTGGATTTCAACTGCGAAGGAAGATTGTGAACGAAATATATTATCGTTATTTAAAATTCGTGTAAATATCTGAGTATATGGTTTATAAATAAACTTTTTTGAAGGGACAAATAAACCCGCTTGTGCCATAATGATATTTAATCCTATTGCTTTCATAAATGTAGATTTGCCACACGCATTCGTCCCAAATAATAGGATGCCATCTTTATTATCTACTTTTCCTAAATGGATATCATTCGTAATATAAGGTGTTTCAATATGTATTTTCTCAACAATAGGGTGTCTTACTTCTTCACAATCAATAAAACTTTTCTCTGATTCTGTAATAGTTGGACGATAATAACCGTTCTGGATTGATAATTTTGCTCCCGAACAATAACAATCTATTTCAGATAAGAAGAAATAAAACTTTTTAAGGGATGTATTATACTTATTATAAAGATATTTCACTTTATTATTCCATTCACTTCTATTTAATCGTTCAACCATATCTTGAACTTTGATTAACTTTTTTGATACTTCTCTACAGTAATCAAATAATATTATCGTTGATGAACCATCTTTCCTCTTATATGAAAAATCAGATTTAAAAAACGATGCGATTACTTTATCATTCTCATTACGGACATGGATTGAATTTCCATTTAAGTTTGTAAGTCTCTCTTTGAAAGTAGTTGCCCTCTTATTTGTACAGTAGAAAAACCATTCATTACGATCATCATAATCAAGCTTAATACTATTTTCGGAACTATCGAGTAATCCTGACAACCTTTTTCCAACCGATTCAAGGATACCATAATATTCATTTGTAAGGTTTTCATATGAATCAAGATCTGTATTAATTCCTTTATGGAGTATTGATCTTTGGAGGTTTGAACTTTGAGAAAGATTATGAAAAATAAAAATAGATTTACATTCATTATAAAACTCCCTAAATGTGTTAATTATATCACTGTCAAAACAGTCTATAATATTTCTTTCTTCATCAAGTATGGATAGAACATTATTTACATACTCAAATGACAATGAATCTGAAAAAAAATCAGGAGGGTCTAATAAACCTAGTCCCATTTTCCTTAATGATTTTTCTAAATCTGATACTTTTTTCAATGGAGATTGTATATTCTCATAGTATTTATCCTTACGGAACATTTCAATAAAATCATACCTTTGATTAATAATATCCGGGCTGATTGATGGATATAATAATCTCTCTTTAAACAACCTTCGTCCCATAGGAGTTACACATAGATTACAAACAGAAAGCAATGATTCATTCTTCCCCTTAAAATAGGAATAATTATTAATAACATTCAATTGACGGATCGAGTTCGATGTTAGACAAAGACATTGATTGTCATTTATAAATTCAGGGATTTCAATATTTTGTAGTGTTTTAGCGATATGATCCTTAATATATTGTAGTAAATAAATATAGGAAATCACCACTTCTGGCTTCATTTCAAGATCAAAATGTTCAATTGGAGACATCATGACATTTAAATGAAAGATATTCTGAAGGAATTCGTTCTGAAAGGGTGTTTTTAAATAATTCTTATCATTGTAATGGTTTATTTGTATGGAATTATGATGAATATCCCATTTTTGAATAATATCATCTTGCGATAATACAAATCCTTTAAGATGAAATAATAATTCAGAAGGATTATAAAAATGTATATATCTTCCTATTTCATCAATCCATAACTGACTATCATCAATCTTACTAATAATATAATGTAAGTAATTCTTCCCAGTTGAGAGATCTATCACAGATATACCTGTAATATAAATCACTTTCGTTAAATTCTCATTTCTTTCAATATAAATCGACATTAGGTAATGGCTATCCTGTTGATTATAACTATCAATCGCTGTCCCAGGAGATATAACCCTTGTAACCCCCCTTTCTGGGTTTGGTGGGGGTGTTATCTGTTCTACAACAACCACTGTATAATTATTACTTAATAAAATATTTTCATATTTCTGTATTACGGATAAAGGGAATCCGGCTAATAGACAGTTACTATAAGAAATCTCTGGATTTTTCTTATTCTGTTTTGTAACTTGTAATGCATTGTTTAGTATGTTTTGGCAAATATGATATATATCGGGACCAATATTAACTTCATCGTTCATAATTGAAAAGATATTAAAATGACTTCCAGTTTGCATAAGGACAACTGTATTTTCTCCATATTTTTCTACATATTTATTATGATAATCAATATACTTCTTTGTATGGTGGTTTGTTTCCATTTATAATTATACCGCTTTTTTTATAAACTATATAAATATATAACTATTTCTTTATATATATATGAATGGTGAAGAACAATCGAATTATCTAAATACGTATAATAATGGATATGATCAAGGAGAATATAATAGATATAATTCTACTTATGAAGCAACGATTGATACTTTTCTACCGATTTATATGTTACTTATGATGATATTCTGTTGCTTGGGGGCAAATTTACATGAATATTATATCAATAAAACGATGGGTAGAAGAAATATAAGAAGACCATTAGTCATGAATAGAAAGGAAGTAAAGGACAGCGATATACTTAAGGAGGGGTGTGTAATATGTTTAGAGAAGTATCAAAAAAAAGAAAAGATAGTTACTTTAAAATGTAATCATATCTTTCATCAAGAGTGTATTGAAGAATGGTGTAAGACCGGGAAAACATGTCCATTATGTAGATTTTCTTTATTGTAGATATTTTTTACAAAGATCAATATAGTCCCAGTCTTCATTCCATGCTATGTATTTTAAAAGCTGTATATTCTGCATTCTAATTATAATTTCGATACTTTTCATTGTTTCCATAATAAGATTACTTGTATTTAAAAAAATAAAATCAAATTTATATATACACTATGTTAGATACATTGCCAGATGATATATTAATTTCTATTGTTCATCATGCTTGTTCTAAACCAACGGAGTATTTATCATTGATGAATATTAATAAATGTATGTATACTATGATATATCAAATGAATAATATATATGAAAGTGATGAACATAATTATGATGAAGATATTAATAGAATATGTAAAGAGGAAAAGTCATCTATCAACACATTCCAATGGCTTTTTAAAAACAAGGTTAAATTATCATTAGAGAATATCAAGGAATTAATCATATGTAATAGATATGATGTTTTTATAGATGGGTTATTGAATGAATATTTTTTAAAAATAATCTTTAATCGTTTTTATATCTATATAGAACCAGATAATGATATTTTCTCATTAGCCTCTACAAAGAATCCATTAATATTAGCAGGTATGTATAATCGTATTGAAATTATAAAGTTATTATTGGATAAAACTAGAAATATAGTAAATCCCTATATTAACCTTATCCCATCATTATTAGATATCTCTATAAAATATAACCATAAAAACTTATTATCATATTTAATAATTAATTACTACTACCGTATTTCTACAGTAATACAAACGAAGTTAAACACGATTATTAATCGTATTGATAATTGCGAAGATATTTTATTTTATTTAATGATCAATAAAGGTATTGTATTAAATCAAAAACATTTACATAGTTTAATATCAATGAAATACAATGATTTCTTGATAACCTATTACTCAAATGATAATAATTATTATTATTCACTTTTAGAAAAATGCTGTGAAACAGGAAACATACAGATTTTAAATTATATTATTGGAATTAATCATCCATCGAAAAAGGAATTTACAAAAATAATTCTTAAAAATAAGATATATTCCTATTATTTCTTAGATAATATCTATGAAAACCATTTATCTTTGATTGAACAAGATAAACGCTTTATAAAATTATGTCTTCAGTTTAGTCTTGACGAAGAAAAGATCATCCGATTAGTGGATAGAGGGTTTAAATTTAGTGAAGAAGATATGGAAGAGACTCTATCTCAAAAACGATATTTATTACTTGAAAGAATGTGTCAAATAATGAAAACTATTAACGTAGCCTAGTAAATATTTCTTCTCTCTCATATGTTTGATCCATATCTATCGCCGACTGAACCTCTTCTGATTCTATTAATCTGGAATCAATTCTCCCTTCTTTAATCAATTGATCCACATTACGTTCTATACAACATGTTTCATAACTGTTTCCTGAACGATCTATACTATATGCATCTTCTTTTAATACTAAATTGTTCCCACCCAAAGAACAATCTATATCTTCGATAGGATTTGTATTCCCAATACATTTACCTGTATATATAGGACATTTTCTTCTTGTTTTATCATCTCCTACAACAGACTTTACACAATCTAATAACTCACCTTTATAAATACGATCACAACGGTCTCTTATACCTTCATTAACCCATTCCCAATTCCAATTTTCTAAATCATCAACAATAATATTATTATTATCACTACCACAATATCTATCCTTGTATTCTGTACAGAAACCTAACCCTTTACATGACCTTGAATCTCCATCATTTAATACATTACCCGATGTATCTAAACAATCATTTCCGAAACCTTTTTTAGGTGTTTTTATTGTAAAATAACTATCTCTACAATCTGACAAACACGGAGACCATTCTCCGTAACAATCCTCTTCTTCACCTTGATCGACACAATTACCACCATTAAATAATCTACCATTTCCACAAATAGGGACATCATCACAATTTGCCACATTACAACAATTATCCATACAACACCTGTCATCACCATCCACCTGTCCCTCATCACAAGGATCTCCGGGGCAATATTTTTTACCCATAATAAAGTAGATTAGTAGATCTTTATTTGGTTTCTCTTTTATTTTGTTAAGTATTGAAATATCACTATCAGCAATAGTTGTTTCTGCTATACCTATAAGTTCCTCTATACTCTTTTGTTTTAAGCTTTCCATTTCTGTTCTAGCTTCAATAGCACATTTCCATCCCGCGGCTTTATTAAGGACACATTTAGGGTTTTCATCATCATCATTAAATATATACCCTAGTTTACATCTTAGATTATTATTTTCATCCTTAATAAAATGGGTTGGTTGTCCATTTTCATCATATTCATCAAGAATACAACCTATTGTATCATCATAACTATATCCATAACCACAATCTAAAGTTATCCTACTTAGGATAAGGTCAATGATATCATCCTTGGTTAGATCACTATCATCTAGGAAACTTTTCTCTATACCAGCAGCACGGGCTTTTTCATTTAGTTCCCTCTCCGATTTGAGCGCCTCCAGTTCCTTCCTTTTATTAATCATTTGTCTCTTAAGTGTCTGAGAGCCAACACAACTTTGTATTGCTCTATTATACACCGTTCCAACCTTACATTTTGGATATCCTCCAATACAACGTTTATCTTTTAGATTAACCGTTCCATTGGGACTTGAACATACAAAATTATTATTTTTATCAATAATACAATTTCCAGTGTTATCCTTTTTAAAACCAATTCTACAAACAGCCATACCTATATCACAAAAGATAGGGTCTTCTTCATTGTCACATTTCCAATGTTCATCACTATTTATTACACAAAAACTAGAACCATTTATTTCACGACTAACCCTACCATCACTACATTTAACACCATTAATACATTCTGTATCATCTTCGTCTTGGGAACATAATGAATAACCCCTTATTATAGAGCAACATCTATCCTTATCAGTATCAAAGTCACATTCCTCAGACCTACATTTATATCTATATGCATCTTTCTTTAAAGTCCAACCTTCTTTATCACATATATTAGTATCAGAACATTTTTGGTTTGTATCACAACATAATTCTTCAGAACATTCCACTGATACTCCATCAACCTTACAACCCTCTGTTATTATTTCTTCATCAATTGATTTAATTGAATATCCTGGTGTAGTACAATCTTCATAGGAACATGTTTCGAGGGACATACAGCATTCTTCAGGCTTACAGGGGTTTGTAGAACAATATACATCACTTTTATCCTCATCAAAAATAGTAAATGTAGGACAAATAGATTCATCACATTGAACTTTATTAACACAACATTCTGTTTCTGGGTATTTTTCATAACTACCCAATGGAAATCTTGGAACTTTATCAGGGGAACCATCACAATATTCTTCTTTACATAGATTATAATAACTACAACTAGTATTCGGTCCATATATCGGACTATTATTAGGATTCCCTCCATCTTCACATTTTAAACATTCTCCGTTATATACATAATAATCTTTTTCACAATAATCACAACTACTTTGATTAATATTAATTGTGGTTTTCCCTTTAGGACATCTAGTACATCCATCATCACTACCATCATCACTACCATTATCATTAACTTTATAACCTACCATACATGAACATGTTGTATTTTCAGGATTTTTTAAATAATCACTTTTATTAACTATATTTATGGGATTAATACCCATTGATTTTAAATGATCTAATATTTCATCTTCTTTCGGCAAATCCACATCATTGATGTCATTGTATGTAACCCCTGTCCTTCTCCATGGGACGTCATCATTACATTCAGGGAATGGTCCTTCTTCAGAA